CGAAGCCGGACCGCAGGGCGAGCAAGGTGAGCAAGGCGCGGCTGGCGAGCGCGGTCCGCAGGGCGAACAGGGCGAACGCGGCGAGCAAGGAGAGAGAGGCGAGCATGGCGAGCAAGGCGAAAAAGGCGATCCCGGCGAACAAGGCCCGCAAGGCGGCCAAGGTCCGCGCGGCGAGCGCGGCGAGCGCGGTGAAACGGGCGAACCTGGGCAGCGCGGTGAGCAAGGCGAGCCGGGCACACAAGGCGAGCAAGGCCCGCTCGGCGAAGCCGGCCCGCAAGGCGAACAGGGATTGAAAGGCGATCCCGGCGAACCGGGCGCGCGAGGCGAACAAGGCGACAAGGGCGATCCGGGCGAGCTGCCCATCGTCCGTGCGTGGCAACCCGACGAAATCTCGTATCATGGCGACGTCGTCTGCTGCGACGGCAGCACCTACCAGGCCCGGAAGGATACGGCGCAGAAGCCGCCGCATTCCGACTGGGCTTGCCTCGCCGAAAAAGGGCGCGATGCCGCCTTTCCCACGGTCAAGGGCACCCATCGCGACGGCGAGGATTACGCTCTCCTCGACATCGTCGCATTGAACGGGTCGAGCTTTATCGCCCGTCGCGACCACCCGGGGCCGTGCCCAGGCGACGGATGGCAACTGATCGCATCCGCCGGCCGACCCGGCAAACCCGGCATTCGCGGCGAGCAAGGCGAGCGCGGCGAGCGCGGACCGTCGGGGCCGACCATCATCGGCTGGAAGGTCGATCGCGCCAGCTACATGGCGACCCCGATCATGTCCGACAATGGCGACGCCGAGCCGCTCAATCTGCGACCGCTGTTCGAGCAGTTCGACAACGAGGCGCGCTGATGGCGGATATCACCGTCAAGGTCATCGAGCCCGCCGAGACCTACCAGCTGCTGACGCTCGACGAGCTGAAGACCATCCTCGGCATCTCGACCAGCGACACCAGCGAAGACGCGCAGCTCGAAATGTGGATCGAGCAATATTCCGACGTCGTCGCCACCATGTGCAACCGCGTGTTCGCGAAAGAGAAGGTCAAGGAAACCTGGCGCGGCGACCTGCCGCCGCTGGATAATCCCCGGATCTTCCTGACGCATTATCCGGTCAGCGACGCCGATATCGAATCGGTCAGTTGCAACGGCAGCCCCATCGATCCGGCGAATTACGAAATCGAGAACCGGTCCGGCAAGCTGACGGTGTTCGGCACCTTTGCCGAGCCGGTCGTCGTCACCTACAGCGGCGGCTATCAGCTGCCCGACGAGGCACCGCCTGCGCTCAAGATCGCGACCGGCATCCTGATTACGGGCGCCCGCACCGAAATGTCGCGCGCCGTCATCTCCGGCATCAAGTCGATCTCGCACCGGGAGTCGCGGGTGCAGTTCTTCGACGAGAATCAATCCAGCCAGAGCGGTGCTGGCGCGATCGGCGCAGCGGGCGAGACCATCAACGTCCTGCTCTACAAGTACATGCGGTTCTATGTTTAGCGTCGTGCTCGACGACGTCATCAATCTGGTGACGAAGTTCGACAAGCTCGCCGAACAGGTCGGCAATCTGCATCAGGCCGTGCCGGAAGAGCTGACCGCCTGGCAGCGCGACGACATGCGCCGCAAATATCCGAACATGACGGTCACGGCGACCGGCAACCAGACCGCGGCGGTCACCCTGATCTGGCCGCGGGCGCGGTTCGAACGGCCGCAACCAGGCAAGCAAGCCACCCGGGGACCGAAGGTCTACCGGCCCAGAGGCGTCGTTGGCCGACAACCAACCTCGAACCGGCCGATCCTGCGCGAGGAGCTGAAGGATCAGCTCGACCAGCGCATGCTCGGCCTTACGCGCGAGGCAATGAAATGGCCGTGAACCTCGACGTGACGCTGCAGTCCCCGATCTTCGATTTCTGGGCCGTGCCGGTGACGTTCATCCCGCTGGCCTCGCAACCGGGGCAACCCGCCTACGATCGGCGCGGCATTTTCAACACCTATTCGATCGATGTGCAGGGCATGGACGGTCACATCTATTCCGACCAGCGCACCATCCTCGACATCAGAGAAAGCGAATTCAGCGTCCTGCCGCAACAAAACGACCACCTCATCATCCCGGCCGACTGCAACGGTGTGCCGCGCGGCGAATACCAGATCGTCGACGCATCGAGCGACGGCGGCGGCCAGACCATGCTGACGATCCGGAAATACGAAACGATCATGTGATGGGCATCACCGACACCCAGAGCTACGGGCTGGTGATCCGTGACGTGTTCTATGACGCCCTGGCCGAACGCGAGCCGTATTTCGCCAGCTTCAAGAAGCGCAAGACCAAGATGCTGCAGGTGCAGCACGAGCTGCTGCCGTATCTCGGCGTCTACATCCTCGACGAGACCATGCTGCCCGACGGCGATCCCAATACCGGCTGCATCCGATTTTCGCACACGCTGCGGATCGGCTTCTCGGTGATGATCGCCAACAATGATCCTGTGATCGCGGAGCAGACCATCGACGCCGCCTACTGGCGGATCATGAACAGGCTATGGCGCGACCAGTACATCATGAACATGCTGGATACCTACAATCCGCATGTCGGCGCCATGAATCCCGACAACACGCGGATCGAAAGCATCACCCGCGGCACCCGCCGCCATGTGTTCGGTGCGACCGGGTTCAACAATGAAACGCCGGTCGCCGAGCTGCAATACGACGTCTCCTGCTTCTATCGCACGGACTGGTCGCCGGAGATCACCGACGACCTGGTGGAGATCGATGTTCACACCGGCATCGAGCCGGGCGACACCGAGGAAGAAATGGCGCAGCGCCAGCAGCTGCACGCCAAGTACGTGTTTGCCCCCGCGACGCCCCCGGCACCTGAAAAGGAGAAGGACCGATGAGCAACGACCGATCGAACGACAAACCGACAAAGGAAGTCTCGATCCGCAAGCAGCACCAGCTCGATCGGCTGGCCAAGGTGCGCTCGTTCCGGCCGAAGCCAGTGCGCGTGACGCCGGCCAGCGATGAGCTGCGCAAGGTGCTGAAACATCCGAACGGAAGCGGCTTCCTGCCCGGTGGCGGCTCGGCGGAATGGCCGAATGATCGCTTCACCAAGCGGCGCATCGCCGACGGTTCGGTCACCGTCGAGGAGAGCAGTGATAGCGGCGGCGACGACCGCGACAAAGACCAACGTCATCGGCGGCAACGCCGCGAAGACCCTAGCAGCGCCGCCTAACCGCGGCGCTTCTTTTTTGTGAGAGGAGACCGCGATGCCGATCAGTTTTGCCAACATTCCAGCCACCATCAAGATTCCGCTGTATTGGGTCGAAGTCGATCCGTCGATGGCTGGCTTGCCGTCGATCAATCTGCGCGCGCTGATGGTCGGCATCATGACGGCTGATGGCGACGCCGAGCCCGACGTGCCGATTCCGATCGGCAGCCAGGCGCAGGCCGACATGCGGTTCGGCCAGGGCAGCGAGCTGTCGCGGATGTTCATGGCCTACTTCAACAACAACTTCGCCAACGAAGTCTGGGGTCTGCCTTTGGCGGAGCCGGTCGGCGCGGCAGCCGCCACTGGCACCATCACGGTAATGAAGGTGCCGGATGAAGCTGGCACGATCCATCTCTACATCGCCGGCACCCATGTCCCGGTCAACGTCCACACCACCGATACGGTCGACAACATCGCTTCGGCGATCGAGGCGGCCATCAATGCCGACGACACCTTGCCGGTGACGGCGGCGGCGGCGGCCGGTGTCGTGACCCTGACGGCAATGTGGAAGGGCATTCTCACCAACGACATCACCGTGTCGCTGAACTACTTCGGCGCCCGCGGCGGCGAGAAACTGCCGGTTGGCCTCGACATCACGTTGCCGACCAATGGCCTGTTGAGCGGTGGCGTCGGCACGCCCGATTTCGACGACGCCATCAGCGCGATGGGCGAGACGCCGTTCGAATATGTCGCGATGCCGTACACCGACACCAATTCGCTGTTCGAATGGGATCAGGAATTTGGCTTCACCGATCAGGGCCGTTGGGGTTTCGAGCGGCAGCTGTTCGGCCATGTGTTCTCGGCCAAGCGCGGCAGCTATCCCGATCTGCTGCTGTTCGGCTTGACGCTGAATTCCGGCGTCGAATCGATCATGGGGTTCGAGGTCGGCTCACCGTCGCCGTGCTTCGAATGGGCCGCCGCCTATGCTGCGAAAGCGCAGCGCGCGCTGGTCAATGATCCGGCCCGGCCGCTGCAGGCACTGAGCCTGAACAGGGTCAGGGCGGCGCCGTTCCATGAGCAGTTCGATTTCGTCGAACTGAATTCGCTGGCATCGAGCGGCATCGCGATCCAAAAGCTCGGCGGCGACAAGCAGCCGATGATCGCCCGAGAGCAGACCACCTACCAGCTCAACCTCTATGGCCAAACCGACGACGCCTATGAGCTGGTGACGACGTTGGCGACGCTGGCCAAGCTGTTGCGCAATCAGCGCCACGCCATCAGCAGCAAATTCCCGCGCCACAAGCTCGCCAATGACGGCACGCGGTTCGGTCCGGGCCAGGCCATCGTCACGCCCGGCATCATCAAGGGCGAGCTGATCGCGCAGTACCAGCAGGATATGTGGAGCGGCCTGGTCGAAGACCTCCGCAACTTCAAGCGTCATCTGCTGGTGGAGCGTGACCCGGACAATCCGAACCGGCTCAACGTGCTGTATCCGCCCGACCTGATCAATCAGCTGCGCATCTTCGCGGTGCTGGCGCAATTCCGCCTGCAGTACGACCGCGGCATTGACAACGTCATCATCGGTCAGAACCAGCCGCCCTACAACGCCGCGTCGAACGCGTAACCCATAGGAGGGAAACATGGCACAACGAATTGCGGGCATCGCCTTCCTGACCGTGGACGGCGTGCAAATGGCGCTGCGCGGCAATTTCACCGTGAGCCCGTCGCCGGTCGAGCGCACCATGATCGCCGGGCAAGACGGCGTGCACGGCTATCAGGAATTGCCGCGCGTGCCCTACATCGAGGCCGATCTCTCGACCATGCCAGGGTTCTATCTGGAGGACCTGATGGATGAGACCGACGTCACCGTGGTGGCGCAGCTCGCCAATCACATGCAGTACACGCTGATCGCGGCCACCTGCAAAGGCGGTTTCGAGAACAACACCCGCGACGGCCAGGTGCGCGTGCGCTGGGAAGGCGTTTCCTGCGAGGAGGTCGCCATATGAACGTCAGTCCGAAACGCGAAGGCTTCATCAACGATGACGACGGGCCGACTTTGCAGCGGCCGATGGTCGACGTCACGCCGGAGAAGCCGGCGAAGTCGCGCCCGACCCCGGATCCGGCGATCGAGGCCTCGCCGGCCGAGCAAGACCTCGGCAGCACCGAGCCGGAATGGCCGATCACGGTCAAACTACTGCACAAGCAAATCCGCAACAACAAGGGCGAGAAGATCAGCGCGATCACCTTGCGCGAGCCGCGGGCCGGCGACATCAACCGCTATGGCAACCCGGTGCGGATCGACCAGGAGGGCGAGGTGCGGATCGAGGAGCGCAAGATGACCTTCATCATCGCCGCGCTGTCCGACATCCTGCCGCCGTTCATCGAAGACATGCATCCGCACGACTGGAACAGCGTTGCATTCCGATTGCAGCGTTTTTTTCTTCCCGATCCAGCGGCCTGGTAGGCAGCGAGGACGACATCATCCTCGACTGCTACCGGTTGGCACGCTGGTATCACGTTAGCCCCGACATTTTCCTGTCCATGCCACTGAACGACGTCGCGACGCACATGCGCCGCACGGCGCAGCTCGATCGTGAGCAACAGGCGGCCAAGGGTGAAGACGAATAAATGCCAACGGAAGAGGAAGAGCTACGCTTAACCGTTAGCCTCGTCGACAATGCGTCGGCGGGCATTGCCAAGCTGCGCGAGGAAATGCAGAGCCTCGGCGGCGGCTCGGCCGCGCAGGGCATGGAGCGGTTCAAGCGCGAGCAGGCCGGCCTGAAGGAATCCGCTAAGGGTCTCGAAGGCACCGTCACCAACCTGGTCGGCGGATTCGGCGCGCTCGGCAAGACCATGCTTGGTATTGCTGGCTACACCGCGGCTCTTGGTTTCGAGATCACGCGACAGATCGGTGGCCTGAAAGATTGGGCCGCCGCGCTGCGCGAGATCGGTCAAATCAGCCGCGCGGTCGGCGTCGGCGGTTCGCATATCAGAAACCTGATCGAGCAGTTCGGCGCAGCCGGCGTCAGCGCTGAGACGGTGGTGTCGAATGTCGCCAAGTTGTCGGACACCATCGCGGAGGTCGGCCGCCAGGGCAGCGAACTAAAAACCAAGATGATCCGCGATGCCGGCGCGGCCGGCTCGGAATCCGCGCGGGCGATGGCGCAATTGCTTGAGCAATTGCCGAAGATGGATTCGATCGAAAAGCAGACCAACGCCGTTCTGGAGGCGCGGCGCAATATCATCGCCAACCTGATGCGCGACCAGAACAAGACGCTGCAGGAAGCCACCGCAATCGCCAACAAATGGGCGGCGCCGTTCTTGGACAAGAGCGTGCTCGGCGCGCTCGATAGCCTCACCGAGAAATCCAAGGAATGGTACGACGCCGAGGAGCGCAGGTTGCGGCTCGGCACGGAATTCGACAAGCAGCTGAATTTGTTCGAAGGCAAGTGGAGCCGCATAAGCGACATTATCAACACCTTGAAGGTCGGGCCGCTCACCACCGCGCTGGAGAACGCCAACAAGGTGACGTCGGCGATCCTTTCCAGCTTCGAATCGCTTGAACAGCTTTTCATCCGGATCGGCAACAGCGATGTGTTCAAGCGCGGGTACAACACGCCGAGCAGCATTGAGGGGGCCACCAAGCCGGAGCTGTTGCCGCAACAGCCGGGCAGGAAAGAGGAAGACAAGAGCTACCTGGAGCGCTGGAACGACTACTGGACCAACAAGCCGAACAAGCCGGTTGAGGACAACACCAAGGCGACCGAGCAACTGACCGGCAAGATCGATGAAGCCATCAAAAAACAGTTTGCCGGGCTATCAACCGATGTCGTTCCAAGGCGGCGGCGGTGGCGGCGGCTTCGCCGGCATGGTGCAGCAGGCGGCCTATTCGCCGGGCGGCGGATTG